ATGTGTATCGTGGCTGACCATCCGCTCCAGGTTCGCCTTGCAAACCCTGCGGACCAGTTTCACCCTTCATAGAGATCGAATAGCTGACTGTAGATTTGCCATCGTTATAAGTGATGGTCGTTCTTGTCCATAGATACTGACCTGCATCCAAAGATGGCGGTGAAGTCAACCATGATCCTGTGGGCGCTGTTGTTCCGGAATTGGAGGCTTGGTACCTTACTTCGGATCCAGATACTCCGACACCGTTCGCTCCGTCTTTACCGTCTGCTCCAGGAGCGCCTGGAGCGCCATCGGAACCAGCTGCTCCGTCAGCGCCTTGTCGGCTTACAGAGTACCCGTAAGACACCGTAGAGTCTGTATACGTAAATTGGGTGCGAGTCCACAGATACCAGCCTTCTTGCACACTAGGAATGGCTGTAAGCCACTCTCCTGTGGGGACTGTAGTGCTCGACTGCGACGATTGATACTTGACTTCAGTGGAAGCTATTCCCCTTCCAGAAGTTCCGTCTCTGCCGTCTTTGCCGTCGACACCGTCTCTGCCTGCTGCACCCTGAATACAAGTCGGGTCTGAATATGAAGAACCGTCGGAAGTATACGTCACAGTGCGCTGCCACATGTACATATCCTCTTGCCATTCTGGTGCCGTAGTGGACCAACCAGACTCAGGAGGCGTTGTTTGTGAATTTCCGAGGGCGTACTCGACGTCTACGCTTTGGATCGGAATCTGTGAGCCGACAACATTTATCTCGTCCGACTTTTCAGATACATTGTGATTTGGCGTGCCGTCTTCGTTGCAAGTCTCATCCTCAGCTGTGGCGTATACGGTACCTTGAACACCCTCTCCGAGACTTTTGTACGACAGATCGCCCTTTGACGTGAGTTCGCCTATCACATGGACTTTGCCCTCTGTTTTCAGATACGCACGGACGCAGTAGAAATCTGACGGCAATCCGCCTTCGAGTTCTCCACTCCAGGAGACATACAAAATGCCTCCGACAGATACGGCTGAGACACCAAGAGGTTTTCCTGGTGCCACAGTGTCTCCGACATTCTTTGCGACAGAATAGCCGTCCTTGTTTAGGACTCCATATACATCTTTTGAACCGTTTGAACGGTGAAAAGATATGGCGCCTGTTGGAGCGGTATTTTGACCGTTTATTTTTTTGTGAGCCTGAACAACGGAGCGAGCCATGTTTTCATAGACGGGACTCATGCCAGGAAGAACAAGTTTGTTCATTTTCACCCTCTCATTAGTAGGATACGGATCTCATAACGCTGAATGTCAGAAACACTTTGTCTGTGTTGTCGCCTTCCATGCGAAGAATCCTTGTTGTATAGATACCGTCTGGTAAGCTGGGATGATCTCTGATGTCTATGTCGATAAGATCTCCTGGCCATACCATCCCCATAAATTGATCTTCAAAATCGTTAATGTGTACAGACCCCTTCATCTGGCACAGAGGGTATTTTGAAGATTCAAGAGTCCCTTCTGAGTGCCTTCTTAGGAGGTCTATATTGTCCCAACTGGTGTCTGAGATAACAGATTCTACGATGGGCCACGGGTCTCTCGTTTGGCAGAGGGACAGATCTTGTGCGAGATGGCAAAGCGTCGAATCGTCTTGACCTGCTCCAGTCCCATACACTCGCATTGATGGTCCGATATTCGACACCTTTAATCCTTCAATCAGACCTCTGCCATTTGAAAACCAGGTGAGCGTTCTTTTCGCGTTGCTATTGACCAGCTCATGCTCGCTGTCTGTTCCAGCTTCGAACCTCAGCCTTATGTTGTTTTCCTTTTTATAGGGGACAAACCTCATCTCGATACCGTCTTGAACATTGGTTATTTCGTTGAGGAGTTTGTCCGCTGCATTGTTAGAAACGTTATAGCCGTAGTAAGTCCTTTGGTGGTTTCCCGCCTCACCGTCGTATTGAGTGTCTATCGGCAGTTCTCCAGAAGGTTTTTCCCGTGTGCATTTCCGTATAATGTCCGCAGCTATCCCCCTGAGGGACATATTGTTGTAAGAGATAGTGTCGTTTGTGGTTCCTCCGTAGGATTTGCCAAACACATTTTCTCTCACAAGATATCGACTCGACAATATATCCTGGATAGACAAGAGGCTAAAATCTGTACAGTCTTCAGAGTCGACTCTGTATCCTATTGTGCCAAAAATGACAGGCGTATCATCCCACATTAGAACGATAGACCTTTTCATGGGATACAGAATGCTGTTTCGCCCCTCTGGCGTGTTAGAAGGAACGGAAGCCCACGGAAGACTTATCTGTGACAATCCATTCTCGCCAACGTTTCTTCTTGTATTGGTAGACAATGAGGAATCTGACACACTCATGTGCCACGAGAAATTCTGGATTTCTATGGGGGTAATCATGAGTCCAGATATGGTGTCACAGATGTAAGAATTCCACATTATTCTGCCACTCCAGAATCGACAACGAGCAGTCTTTGTCCTGGCCACGAACCTGCTGCGTAATCAAGCCAGATGTCTGAGGCGGGAACTGTGTCAGAACCCCACAGTCTAGCAGAGATCGAGTGAAATCCTGCAGACACCTTGACGAAATCTTCGAAGCAGCTTGTTGTTGGAGTCTCGGGATAATTCGTGAAGCGGAATGCCCTCTGGACAACACCATCGAGTGTCCAGTCAATGTACCCAGATCCGATCCAGTCGTGAGTCTTTGGATTCCATGCCCACGTAGTTTCCGTTAGCTTTACAGACAAAAGTCTGTCTGTTGGCACATAGATCTGTCCACTGGCAAACGTATACGCAGAACCTGCATGTATTCCCTTATATGATGTATCCGTCTTGTCAAGAAGAACACCAAGAGAAGCTCCAGACGGTACAGCATATCTCCGTTCGGAGGTCATGACGGCATTCTGAGTGCTTGTTGCCCCAGCAGGAAGCATCATATATGCGATTATTGTCGCGTCAGACGGAATACTCGGTGGTACTGGAGAGGACGATGGAACTCCTTGAGACACACCAATCGTAACGAGATTGTCTTCATCTCCGTTCTGGATGTCATGGGATGTCAGCCAGATAGCATCTATGCGCGACTGACTAGAAGTGTTCGATTGGACGGAAGGTGTGTTCCCTCCCGAGCAGTACGCTATGGTATAACCGTCAGATTCCCCCTTGCTGCAGATAGCCACACCACTGTCCACAACATAATAGAGAGACGATGTTCCCTTAACACTAAGACCGTCAATGATGCCAGTGTTAACGAAAAGGCTACCGATGATCTTTCTCATCTCTAGTGCTGAAGTTCCGACTCCAGAACTGCTTTGAGGCACTCCAAACGCTACAGACATTTTAACCTCCTAAATGTACGAATCATGAACTACGACTTCGCACGTTCCTACGCCATACGCCAAAAAAGACAGAGACAAATCGCTCTTTGGCGGAACAGAAGGAAATCCTCTCTCAGACAGATTCCTTGTTACATCGACTCCGTTTGAAGACGCTGTTCTCTTGCTACAATCCATTATAATAGGCGACCCCCAATTTACAGGTTCAGAATAAGACAGTTTCTCTCCTGTCTCTTGATTGGTGATCGAAAATCCGTTTGGGAAATTTCCGGACACAGTGATAATCGGATAAGAAACTATGGTGCCACTGTTGTGTGTTGTACATGTATTGTTTACTACGGTTTGCTTACCCCATTTCAAGGGGAAAACAAGAATGGAATCCTCAAATTGCAATCCGCCAGATGGGTCTGGCGACGGCTCCATGTAGCCTGAGGAAACCTCTTTAGACAGGCGTACAGGATCCTGACACACCACAGTGACAGAGACCTTAGCGTAGTTCACGTCCCACGATTTGTCAACGTCGAATTTGACGTAACCATCGCAATATGTACAATCCTGTGCATCGTACACATAGATTCTCACAATTTTCTTAGAATAGTAGAGAAGCTTTTTAATGCCGTCTACCACCTCAGTTCTGTCTTTCCCAATAACATAGACCGAGAAAGAAACCGTTCTGGAATTGTACAAAACTCCAGAGTCAACCACTCTGTGAGACCCGTCTCCAGTCGTTCTTTCAGACGAGCTTACCTTTGCAGTCGGATTCGAAAACCACCCTTCAATTCCTTCATCCGTTATGTAAAAATCAGATTGGATAGAAGGATCTCCTTGTATGGCAATGGAGTCGTCTCCGTACTCTAGGATTATTTGTCGAGCTTTATTGGGCATATTGACTCCAATTCAATTCATGCATGACATTTCTGTTGAAAACTGTAGCTGCAGAATCAAAATCTTCGTCTGAACGAACAATTATGTTTTTTACGTTTACAACAGGAGCTTCATTCACGACTGGACGAGGGTCTATAATCGACTTAGACCCATTAGAGGGCAATGTGCCATTGAAGTCTGCAATCTTCAGTTCTGGTACGACTGGGATGGTGTAATCGCCACTGAGTGAGTCTGCAATCTCCCCTCCGATATCGCTCACTCGGTTAAATACACCCGTAACACCATTGTTAATGCCCGTAAGGAGCGACTTCATAATAGCCTGACCGTTCGGTATCAACAGCTTAAGGTCATACGGAATCGGTCCCTTAAGGCTGGCAATGGTACTACCAATACCGCCGACAAAGTCGAACACGCCTTGAACACCACTGGTGATACCATCAAGAAGACCCTTCATGATCGACTTGCCAGCATCAAGCAAAAGCGTACCAAGGTTTCCAAGGGCACCAAGAATTCGTCCAGGCAGTCCTTGCATGAATCCAAGAACGCCATCAATGCCAGAGCTTACACCACTCTTAATGTTCTCCCAAGCACCACTTAGGAACGAACTAATGGCGTTCCAAGCACCGCTCCACACTCCTTGAATGACTCCAAGGACAGAAGAAATCACACCTTGAACAGCCTGAATCGCTCCAGAAATAACTCCCTCAATACCGTTCCAGATGGAGCTTGCAATCTGTTGGAGACCGCTCATGACACCATCCCAGTCGCCCTGAATGATGCCAAGAACAACCTGAATGATACCCTGAATAACACCCATTACTGCGGAAATAACAGCTTGAATGGCATTCATGACACCTTGTATGGTACTCTGAATAGATGGCCATACCGTGTTAACAACACCCATGATAAAATTCATGGCATTGACGAGAATAGGCTGAAGTGCAGCCACAACCTGTGTGAGCAGGTTGAAGACGTTCGTAACAGTCGGCATCACGACCGCAGCAATGCTCGTAACATTCTGAACAATCATCGTGCCGATCTGAATAATGATCGGGATGATGGTGTTCAGCACGGGAGTCAACACTGCAGTGAGCGTAGAACCCACCTGGGAGAAATACCCCGCCATAGCAGTCACCATAGGCAACACGTTAGAAGCTATGGTGCTTCCCAGCCCTTGGAGCGCAGATACGAATGGCGCAATGTTCGACTCAATGGTCGATCCGACACTCTCAATCGCTGTCTGAAGGGTATCGAATAGACTCGCCACGGAAGTCGCAATGGGGTTAATCTGGTCGAACGTGAGTCCCATCGCCTGACCGATGGTCTGAATAGCAGTCCATACTGCATCTCCAGCAGTGGCAACGTGACCAGACTCAGTTTCGAACTCAGCGATGTTATCTGAGATGTCAGAAACGACATTTCCAATGGCACCAACGGTGTTCGGTATGGCAGATATTGCATCTGTGAGACCATTGATGGCTGCGGTGGCTGCAGGCTTAATCAGATCAAGACCCTGAGCCATCAAGTTAACACATGCAGCTTCGAGGTTTCCGAATGCGCCTTCCCACGTTGTGGTGGCTGTAGCCGCCTCACGTGCAACGTCAGTCAGACCGAGGTTCAGAATAGCGTCATTGAACTCGTCTGCGGTGATCTCTCCAGCAGCCATTGCGTCTCGGAAATTGCCTGTGTAGGCTCCTGCTTCGAGAAGTGCTTGCTGGAGCTTACCAGAAGCTCCTGGGATAGCATCAGACAGCTGGTTCCAGTTCTCAGTAGTAAGCTTACCCTGACCAGCAGTCTGGGTAAGAACCATACCGACGGATTTATATGTATCGGCGGTACCACCAGCAACTGCGTTCAAGTTGCCAGCAGCTTCAGCCAGCTTCTCGTAGTTCGGAACGCCATTGGAAGCTAGCTGTGCCGTGATATTTCGAATGTCAGACAGACCGTACACAGTTTCGTCTGCGTACTTCTGTGTAGAAGCGGTGAGCTCTTCAATTTTTGAAGCGTCAACACCTGCGAAGTTCAGAGTCGATGTGAACTTCTGGGTAGAGTCAGAAGCCTCAATGGCTTCAGAAGACAGATCACTCAGAGCGCTAATAGCAGTCTGAGCCATGTCTGCAATAATATTACCGAAAGCTGAAGACTTAACCGACTGGAAGAAGGTGGAAAACTTGCCTCCAGCACCTTCAGCAGAATCTCCAAGACCTCCGATGTCGGATTTAGCCTTGGAGGTGGCAGAGCCCAGTCCAGACGCATCGCCAGTAATCTTGACCATCAATGTATCCAGAAGCATGTCTGCCACCTCCTTTCGTTATCGAGAAATCGTTCCGTTTTCCCCGTAGACCTCGTGGAATTTCTTCTTGTCGGGTTTAGGGTCGGAATCTGGATTGTAGAACAACACTGCTTGGTTGTAGAAGAAGGCTACTTGTGGCAGCGTTAAGCAATCGAGCAGGTAGTCTAGCGTCCAATGATAAACTAGGCAGACCTGAGCGAACATTCTCCCTAGATCTACTTCTTCTTCATCGCTCGACGCTGGGCTCGATTCGGAGTAAAATTTGCAGGCGTCTCGCCGTCTGCAGGCTCACTGTTGTCGCCACGAATACACTCAGCGACAAAGTCAAGAATAGCAGAGAACTGAGCATTGGTGACGTTGTCCATCACCCAGTCGAAGTCTGCAGGCTCACCGTTCTGGTCATTACCGAGAATGTCAAGCAGAGCCTTCATCTCCTTCTCGTATGCCTCATACTTCTTTGACGGGTCGTTCTTAATCTCATCGGAAGTAGCCCACGCACCGATGCGAATGAGCTCGGTAGTCTTACGTGCAGGCACCTGAGAGATGTCGAACTGACGCCCCGCGATCTCAAGAATCTGCTCCTCAGGGACAATCTTGTCCAAATTGAGGTACTTAGCCATAGCCGTTAGCCTTTCTCTTCTTAACCAATAAAATCGTTTAAAAAGGCACAAAGTCGTGTTTTTAAAGCGGTTTTAGTGTTTAAAACACGACTTTGTGCGCTTAAAACACTACATCTGGTGGTCTTCAATAACGAACAGCTGGTCACCAACGGCACGGGAAGTGTCCTCCGTACCCACAAGGGTAATCGGCACGACATCCGTCTCGTCGGCATCGTCAGCTTGGAACTCAATCTCGATGCCAGAGTCTGCAGTAGCCTTGTACACCGTGATGGAGAACTCGCGACCGAGGCTGTCGTAGTTCGTGATACGTGCAACGGCAGCGTCGAGCTGCTGAAGACCGCCAAAGCTCAGGCGCTTATACGCTGCAGGCGTATACTCGTAGGACACCTGGACAACGGAACCATCCGTAATCACAGAGGAGCCGCTCTTACGAGCGATGCAAGTGTAGCCGTCAGAATCGATAGCCACGACATAGTCTGTGTCCTCGACAGCAGCAGAGCCACTCTTCTTCTTGACAGAATCAATGGTGACCGCATTGCCATTGCCCATGCGGTGGTCCAGTCGAATGAACGTAGTACCTTTGAGTGTGTGCTCCTCATTGGTGACAGTCTTCTGAGAACCGACGACAGTCTCGAGCTTGCTTACGCCACCCATATAAACTGCAAGCGTGTCGAGGTTAATCTCCATGAGGTTCGCCTCGACCTTAGCAGTCTGGGTGCCAGCACGCTCAAGAATAACACCAGCATTATCGCTGGTAATGGTGACCTTGTCTCCAAGTTCGTGGGTGAAGTGGACGCCAGTGAGCGCACCGACGTCTACCAGGCTGTCGAGAGACTTACCAATCTCCAGTCGACCAGAGCCAAAGCGGATAGTCTCGGGATGCTGGACTGTAGTCTGAGCCATGGTTGCACCATCCTTTCTAGTAGAACGTGACCCTGAAGGTCATAGGGGAATACGGAGTTTTGACCTCAGTATCCCATTCTGTAGACGAATTGACGTATTCGATGTAACGGATACGGTCTTTCTTATATCTGTGGAGAAGCTCTTTGAGTACGCCACAGGTGCTCTGGAGCTCAGACTGGGTGCTTGCAACAACCGTGAGCTGCCAGCTGGAACGAGAAATCGGGGCTGCATCTGCTTCAATGTCATCAACGAGCGAATAGTGAATGGCAGGAAGGTCTGGCGAATTCGGCTCGTATGAGGTAGTATCTGGCAGCTCGCCAGGATACACACGTGACCCCACCTTAGAAGCCATCTTAGCGTCGCTAATGATGATGCCTCTGAGAAGCTCTCCAACGTCAAACTGTGTAGCTGTCGCCATGTCAGCCATTTATGCTCCTTGACTGGCAAGCATCTGCTGCATTGCCCTCTGAACTTGATTCTGAATGCGCTGCCGGTTCTCATTCAGTGCAGGTTGGAGGTACGGACGACCCTTCATCCTAGCAGTCCCCTGCTCAACGTACTTTGCGTACTTGACGTCCGTACCAACAAGTACGCCACTGTCAGATTCAGGCTCCATATGAATGGAACGGGAAAGCGTACCAGTCTTCTTCGGCACTCGACGCTTGGCAGAGTTGACGACAGTATTCGCTCCCGCCATCAAAGCCTTCAACTCAGTCGGCATTGCCTGTTCACCGATGTAAGTGAACTTGGAAAGCACCTGAGCCATCTTGCCAGAATCAAGATATACGCTCACTCCAGGAGTGTTCTTAGCCATTAATACCACCTACTTACAGGTATCTCGCTAACATCGGCTGACTGGTTAGGAGTGCGCTCCTGAACGAGATACGGCTCACTGTCCATATGGTCAATGATCGCCTTCCAGCCGATTTTAATTTCAGGGTGGGCATCTGCGATGAGGATGCGGACGAATCCCTCCTCGGAACCATAGCTAGACTGGGTATTGCTCGTCTTAGCTAGGTTTCGATTGCCCACTGCACATGGGATATCGGTCAGAGTCTCCACTTCCTCGAACTTATCGAGGACTTGACCTGTGGAGTCCTGCTCTTTGGTCGGCTTGTAGAACGTAACTGTGTGGTCAAAGTAGCCTTTCAGCATGTCCTGCCAGCCATTGCCTAGGAGTTTCATGCAAGAGCCTCCCACCACGGACGCCAATGCGTAGGCAGCTGGGGAGTAACCCCATTAGCTACGCCACACACAATGGCGTTAGCTGCGTCCGCATCAGCCTTGGCACGGAGAGCGGCTGCGGAAGCTCGAATTGCCTCCGCAGTCGCTTGTCCGTTCGTGGTAACATCCAGAATAGTCAGCACCTTAAGCGTGTACGCTGCATTGGCGGCAATGGCGTCGAGCGCATCAGCAGCAGCGTAGTAAACGTTGCCGTTGCTCAGCTCAAGGAACGACTCCATCTCGTCATCGGTGAAGATGTAATCGTCAACAGCCTTGTCTCCAGTGAGAAGCCGAACCAGCTTCACTTTGTCAGCGTACTGTCCCATGGTGCCTCCTTACGCGCCCACAGACTTGAGAGCGCACTTCGGATCAATGGCCGTACCGCCCATGACGTGGCGCACCTTGTAGCCGATGGCATCATGGTCGAAGTCGCCAGCCATAGCACCAGCAGAAGCGCCGCCGACAGACATAGCATTCGGAGACTTCATGAACAGCTCGGGAGAGCGGTGACCACGGAGGAATGCAAACTCGACAGCACCACGAGCGGCAGACGGGTCTGCGAGCAGGTAGTAAGCGTCGGAGCCATGCTTCTTGTCGAGGACAGGGAGGTAGTGGTTGACGACGAGCTTAAGCTTGCCCTTCAGCCAGTTGTTCGTACGCATCTGGAAGGACTTCTGCTCATCATCCCATGCAAGGAACTCGGAAGCGTTGAGGATGTTGTTCGCAGTTACCTCAAGCGCAGGAGGAACCATGAGGATGGCAGGACCGACCATGATAGGCTCGTCATCGTCGTCCACCTTAGCAGTGAACTTCTCGATAGCCTTCTGGAGGTTCTGAACCGTGAGCGGATTGGACGGAATGAGGTTGTCGTTCTCAGGAGAGAAGAACGTGTTGTTCATGAGAAGCTTGGTAGCCTCTCGCTCCTCGGTACGACGAGCAGCCTTACCAAAGCGTGTAGGCTGGTCGGTAAGAAGAGACAGGTCGTCATCGAGCATAGCCTCCCAGGAGAAGTCAAAGCGAGCGCCAAACTTCTTCACAGAGAACTGGAGCTCAGATTCACGACGACCGACAGACTTGTACTCGCCCAGCTCGTCAACGGTCTTAAGCGCAGCCTCGCCACCGTCCATAGCATAACGCTTGGCAGGACGGAAGTCAGCCACCTCAGAGACCTTAGCCCACTGGGTGTAAGTCTGGGGAGCCTCAGCGTAGGAAGCGAGAATCTGACGGTCAAGCAGGTCACCGAAATAAATCGGGAAGTCGCTAGTGGTCAGTGCCTCCTGGAAGCGATACATATCCAACTTGCTACCACGCTGAACAAGATTCGCGACAAGATTCGCAGCCTCAGCCAGATTCTTGTTGTACTGCGGATTGTTGCGAGGAGTGATTCGCACACCCTCGCCACCAAAGAGCTTATCTGCAGTCGCAGCCTCTGCGTTGATAGACTCTACAAGCTCAAGAAATTCAGCCATTATTCATACCTTTCTTTACGCAGAAGGGCTGGCAGGAGGGTTGGCAGCGCCATAGGCGAGACCGAGGCAAAGCAGCACAGGAACAACGATGTCCGTGCTGGAATGCGTGACATCCTCAAGTGCAAAGCCAACAGGGACGTCCTTAGAGCCACCCTTGGGAGTAGCAGAAACAACGCCACCAGCCTTAGTGGCCGCCTTCAGTGTCAGGTTCCACACACCCTTCGTAGCGATGGTTGTATAGTAGTTGGTACCGTCGTCGGTCTTAGCATCGGTAAGAGCGATACCGATAACGTCGCCGACCTGGACGAGTTCGCCGCTCTTAACGTCATTGATAACAGGGAGCGTCAGGTTCTCGCCGACCTGAACAAAGTTCTTAGCCATTTGTTTCCTCCTTAGCGGCCATTAGCAGCAATCTTAGCCGCGCTCTCGGACAGACCCATAGCCTTGAAGGCATCGGTAAGGTCGACAGCCTCTGCAAGATCATCGTCGTTCTCGTGACCCTTGGAGCCCATGCCAGTAACGTTAATGCCACCAGACAGCTTGCTGATGTACTCAGCCTCAGCCTTGATAGCCTCCTGGACAGACTGCTTCACCTTGTCCTTGTCGAGCTTCTTCTTGTTGTCCTCGTCCTTAGTCGCCATGAACTTACCAGCCTCCTGCTGGATACGCTCCTTGGTGACCTCAGGCAGGTCGCTCTCCTTCAGCTCTGCAGCGACGATTGCACCGCACTCAGTGAGCATATGAGCCTCATTGAGGCGTGCAAGCTCCTGGGTGAGGGTATCGATCTGACCCTGAGCCTCGGAAAGCTGCGTGTTCAGACCATTGATGGTATTGTCTCGCTCACCAATGGTGTTGAGAGCTTCCTCAAGATTCATAGATTCCTCCTCATTTACGTTTTCAAGTACGTTGTATGGGCTTCGTGCAGCCTCAGCAAACTGAGCCAGAACCTTGCCACCAGCTCCAGCACGAGTCACAAAGTCAACGGACTGGACGAGATTAATCTCCTCGACCAGAAGACCTGCGCGACCCTCAGCTTCACCCTCGTGAACCTTGCCACCAGCGCGAATAGACACGCCAATGTATGGTCCAATCTCGTTCAGAGTCTCACGGAAGGGTTCGAACACGGTAGCATCACCGTAGATACCAGCACCATTCGCATTGGTCTCCTCATAACGGACGTTCGTGAGTACACCTGCTAGGTCTCGAAGGTCTCGCTCAGGACGCTCGTAGTTGTCGGAGGACTTTGGGTGGTTCCAGAACATCTGCGCACCCTCGAAAAGCTGTGCAGAAGCTGCAAGAACGGTCTCGGAATAGTAGCCAGAAGAACCCCAACCAGGCTGAATGACCTTGACAGGGTACTTGCCTACGGCTTTGTCTGCTTCGGTGAGCAGTGAGCCCAAGAATGTGATGTTATCCATGTTCACCTCCCGTCAAGCCACACATTCTTACAAAGAAACGTGCTGCGAGTGCCTTTTCATGCATGCGCAGCACGTTCTTGAAGAATTATCTCTCTAGTAACAAGGAGGGAGAGCTAAGTTCCATCTGAAATAGTGAGCTTTAACTGCTCTAAGGCTCAAATGTAATGCCACCATCACCTGTGTATGGAACAGTGTGATCTGCCTTACCAGACCAGAATTTGTCTGGGATGCCATTCGGAAATGCTTTGCAAGTCTTCTTGCCTTCTCGATCTTTTTCCCTGGTCCTGTGGGAACATGCCGAACAGATTGAATACCTCTTAAAATCTACAGGCTCACCTGGGTCTGTGAATCTAGAAATAGATTTTCCGAAAGAATCTTGATCGATGATATACTTCTTTTTAGAACTACTCATCGTACACCTCCAACCAGACTTCCTTTATGCCGTTATTATCCTCTACTTTTGTCACTTTGAATCGACTCCCTGGTGTCAATACGAACTCATGCTCTCCTTGACTATCTTCATCTGTGAACCCTTTGGCAGGCAGTCTATAGTTACTGGGATAAATTGATTCAAGAGCTTGAGCGTATACTCCTCTCCCTTTTCCAGGTGGGACGTAAATATGTATTATGACATCTGCATCTCGAGAGAAACCATGTTCATCTTTTGTAGTCAGACTAATAAAACCTTTGTCTGTGTATGTGCTGTCGACTTTTAGAGATTTCACAAATTTTTTGGGCGTGTCTCGAAGACATCTAGTCGCAGTGAATCCTCTGGTGAGTTCTTCAGTCTTCATCGCATCAATTACGAACTGAATAACATCTTTTCCAGGCAGAGCGCTCTCTTCACTTTTCTTTAGCTTTCCTCCTCTCAAGTACGTGTTTATGACGGAGTATCTTCCCGTACCGCAATACATGTCCAAAAGAAGCATTCTTCCCGCTTCTTTCCTGTCAATTTTTCCGTCTTTTACGCCCCTTAACATTGCAGACCATTTATCTACAGGATAATCGTCGTCTGGAAACATATTTCCATATGAAATCAGAGAATCAAGTTTTGGAAGAAACGGACCCTTGTCTTCACGATATGTGATACCCCATCCGTCTGGATCATTCTCCATATCCTTAAACACACGTTTCAGGGATTCTTTGACGAGTTCAGACATTTCAGATGAGTACTTTTTCTTGAATTCAGAGAACATCTCTTTCGATGACGTATATTTGATTTTTGAGGTATCATCGAAAGCGTGCTCCTCAGGTATTTGAGCGCCCTTTGCCGTATATTGTTCTCCATATATAGCATCGATTGGCTTGCCCAGCATGTCCTCTTCAAGAATATCCTGGAGGAAGTCGCATCGACATCCAGGAAAACGAGGCGGATGCATATGCCCACTGGGGAACTCTTTGTTAATCGGTATCCAGCCGACACGCTCGTTCTCTTTGCAACCGTCAGACACACGGTCGTCCTCAAGCGTCTGCCATGCCTTCATCATCTTGACACCATTGTCCTGAAGGTAGTTGCCGACCTGAGCGTTTCCTTCGCAGTAGGCATTCGCTAGCTCTGTGACAGCGACCAGCACAGCACGATTCGACACATGCTTCTGGGGCATCGGGACTGCGAATTCCTCGAACTTGTCTTTGATAGCCTTAGCTATATCGTTGTAAGAAGAACCAGACTTGACGCCATCAGAGACAATACGCGCAATCTCCTTGCGAGTGGTGTCGTTGATCTGCGTTACAGCCTCTGCAGCATGCTTCTTAGCGTACTCTTGTGCTCTGAGGTTAGGAAGCGACACCCATCCAGACTTATCCGCCTTAACATTGCGGACTCTGGGTGCCTCCTGAAGAGAGGCACCATCGGGTGCACTGGCGGATTCAGATGAAGTTGACGACTTCGACAGGGATGAGAAGAACCACCCAGTGCACCCTAGGTCTCGGCATTGCTCTACAGCGCCTGCAAGCCACACTCGATAGATGTAATTCTCGATTACGCGCTGCAATTCAGCAGAGTGTCGCTTGACCTCGACTCTTATTATCGCGCTATATTTGTTCTTTAGGTCACGTGAATCACGAGGTTTTTCTGCTTCGATGATTTCATCGCCCTCAGGCAGTCGCTCCTCAATACCCTTCCACGTAGCCCAGAACACCGCTGCAACGTCAAGAGCCATAGCAGAAGCCCACGGCTGAATGATAGCATTATGCTTCTTGATAGCCAATGCATTGCGATACTTGGCTATGGTGCCGTAGGGTTCTGCCATTAGTGATGCCTCCATTCGAATTTCTGTTCATCGACGATTCGCCTTGCAGTCTCCTCAGGGTCTCGGAACAGGTCTAGAATGGCAAAAGGGATCATCGCAATCACCAGGATAAGAATCAACACGAAAGACTCTGCGTCCATTAGATACCCTTCTCCCTAAGCTCAGCTACCATGTTGTCGAGCAGCTGGATGTAGGACTCTTCGACCTCGCCAGCAGCCTTGTCTGCCTTATCCTCAGGAGTCTTGGCATTCTTGACACCGTCGCCATTCTTCTTGGCATTGTCAATTGCCCCTGCAGCCTTAGCCGCCTGAGTTGCTTGCTGATCTGCAGCGGATTGCTGCCCCATAGCAATCTCGAGAGCCTTCTGCTGCTTCTCCTCTTCGACCTCGTCCCAACTCTTCGGCTCATCGGGGAACAGCTTATCCACAATGTCCGTGTCCTCACCGAGCGCAGTGAGCAGCTGGGTAGTAGCAGTCTTGAGATCGATGGTGTTGGCAGGTGTCTGCCCAGACAGGGTCACACTCTTTACGATGGCATCGATGCGCTCGTTGATATCCTCCTGGAGGATAGGCGGGAACTTGACATCGAACGTACGGTCAAGCTCGCCTGTGTCAACATAGGACTCACCATAGTCGTTGAACGAGCGGACGCCCTTGAGCTTACCACCAGGCTTCAGCGCAGACTGATCGATGACGTACCCCAGCACCGTGCTGAAGATGTCCGTCCATAGCTCCTGACGCTCCTGGAACATAAGGAGCATAGGCTGTTCCATTGCCTTGGCAGTAGCAAGGTTACCAGTGCTGGGGTCTCCGAAGTAGTGCTCGTAGATACCAGTCGCAGCGCACACCATCAGCAGAGCACGACGACCATCGTCCACAGCCACCGTGGCACCACTCTTAGGCATGGGTGTAAGGTCGAAATTATCCGAGGACATCCACACCTGAGCCGCTTGCCCAGGCAGATCACCATTCATAGGGTTAGAACCACCGTTAATGGCTCCTTCGAGCACCTGCTTGGCTTGCCCCATACCCGTGGCACCAGACTTGCTCGTAGCCTTCCATGCGAACTTAGACAGGCTCTTGACAATGGTGTACCAATCCTCAAGGAATTCCTTGTACGCCTTAGCCCAGTCGATAGCTGCGTAGATCTCGGACACACCGTATTCCATGTCGGACAGGCAGTTCGTCTTCACATGGTACACGGGATTCGCAGCCATGACCTCGATACCATTGAAGTATCGAGGCAGACCTCCCTGAGGCATGTAGTTGATGTCTGGGTACATTGCCTGTCGAGTTTCGCACTTCTGCGAGCCTGCCTCCTTAGGCTGCTGCCACCGACGGAAATAGTACCACGGCTCCTTGCTGTCCTCAGGATTGTAGATGATACGGATAATCTCATTCAGCGGAATGGTACGCACACGAGTCGCACCGTTGAGCGGGTCTGTGAAGAATGTGAAGAACATGTTCGCAGTCACCTGCAGCTCGGTCTCCTTGACCAGCATAGCTTGTTCGCCTGTGAGCTCAGCCTTGTTCTTGGAGTCGCCCATGAACGCATCGATAACAGATTGGACGTCCTCGTCTGCAGCCACCACATCGACACCCTGACCGAACACGTAGTTCGCCTGAGTGGCTACGGCTCGCTTGACCAGAGGGTTCTTTAGCCAATACACCCTCGCCATGGCGGCGATCTTGTCGATGGACGCCTTGGTGAACTGACGATTCAGCGTAGAGTCACCGATACGCTCGTAGCCCACGTCATCCAGAGCCAGCTCCAGCTCAGCGATACGCTCCTGCAGCAGCTCATTGTTGCTGTGCTCGGTGAATGCCATATTGCCGTACAGCTCGACAGCCTCGCTGAGACTGTTAAGCTGTCCACCGCTCAGCCCATTGGCTATCTTCAGGAGCGGATGATTCTTGTCCATTGCCATTCAGATACCTCCTACACTGGTGAGATGATGTTGGGTACGTCGAGCTCGACCAGTGAAGCACCAGTCCTACGGCTGGCGAGCTCCTGAGTGAGGATAGCGGCATAGGATGCCGTGTCGACTTGGTCGTCATGAGCACCCATGGGGAAGCCAACGAGCTCATCCTCGTAGTCTCCCAACCATGCAGCACCCATACGATGGAATACCTTGTGGCTCTCGTAGCGAGCACCCATAGGGATAGCCTTGGTGACCTTGTCCTTGGTAGCGTTCAACTCCATCACAGGCACACCAGCATTGCGCAGCATCTGGAAGACAGGACGACCGACACCATTGACCTCAATGCCCATGCACGTAGGCATGTAGCGTCTGTACTGGTCGAGCAGGAGCCTAGGCTGCTCTGCTCCTTCCATCTGTGCCCTGAACACGTCCCAAAGAAGCAGGTCGTTCTTTGGAGTGACAATCCACGTGCTGCATACGAACCAGTCTGCTGTGGTCTTGGCAGAGGCTGTCGGATCGACGGTCTGGAAGTGCCAGCATTGCTCAGGCACGAATCTCTCGTCGCCTGTGTCCCTGTGCAGTACGTACGTGTGATCGATAAGCTCCCAGTACCTGAAATCCTTCCTACGGAACATGGTACCGTCGGGAGGACTAGGATGCTGCTGATACATAGCGTTGAACATGTAGCTGCCCATTGCTATACGCGTACGATTCAGCGACACCTCATCGTACATCTCTGGCCACAGTGCCTCTCCCTCAGAGCGACCGAGCTGGTCGGCTCCTTCTGCCAGAGCGGGAAGGCTCAGCACCTTCCACTTGTCCGCACCCTTCTCCATATCTGCCAACAGTCGTCCTGCGAGGTCGTCCTGATGCCAACGAGTCATAACGACGATCACGGCACCGCCAGGAGCCAGACGAGTGCGCAGCGTAGTCTGGTACCAGTTGTAGGCAGAACGTCTCACGGTCTCAGAGCTAGCCTCTTCATAGTTCTTAATCGGGTCGTCAATGATGGCGATATGAGCGCCCTTACCAGTGATAGCACCACCAACGCCCGCTGCAACAATGCCATTGTCATGGCTCCCTTCCAGTCCCCATCGGTCTGCACGAGCGGCATCCTCTGCGAGTCTGACTCCGAACAGCTCCTCGCTATCCCTCATCTTGTTCCTCGTCATTCGACCGAACTCCTGAGCTAGGTCTGCCGAGTAGGATGTGAGCATCCAGGTCATCCACGGATTGTTGCCCATTCCCCACACAGGGAACTCCTGGGAGACTAGACGGGACTTGCCGTGTCGAGGCGGCATGAAAATCATAACACGCAGATTATCACTGTCTGACTCCTTCATGCGTCCCTCGTGAATGGCGACTACGTCATTGATGGTCGCTTCGAGCTGAGCTGCAATGAGCCTGTGGTGACGTCCGATTTTGTAGCCCTCGTCCATGTACAGCGTATAGTCGAGAAGGTGGCGACGTGCGAGCTCCTGTCGAATACATTCGAGCTGACCGAGCATGTTAGGCACATCTTTGATGTCGAGCGGTTGAGTCTTGTCTCCCTCGGACAGCTGGGTGGGAAGACCTTCAGGAGCTTTTGTCCCGACGTGGGATACGACCTTGTTACGCCTGGGCATCTTCCACCACCTCAGCAGCCACGGGTAAAGCGGGAAGTGCCGCATCATCCACATGATCTCCCACGGTCACTTCCACAGCTTGTGCAATTTCTTTTACTTTGGCGCGTAATTGTTCATCTGTTAGAGATTTCACATCTACCTGCCAATTCACGTCCAGCTTATGCTTAGTCTCGACAGATATCTCCATTACTCGCTTGGCATTCCACACATCGGGCATACGGCATTCGAGGTATCGGATCATCGCTGAGACGTTGCCATTGATAGCAGCAGAGAACAGAGCATTCTCGACCAATGAGCATGCGAAGATGCGAGCCTCTTCAAGGTCGCACCAGAACTTGGCATACTTACCTTCCTGTCCTCGTGCCATTTCTTCCTTGCCACGACGACGCCACTCAGTGATTGTACGAGGATTCAGTCCCACACGAGCGGAAGCAGTCGTGAAGGTGTAGCCTTGTCGGACGAGCGCAACAATCTGATCTGCCTTCTCGTCGAACTTATGGTAGCCACCCTTAGCTGCTGCTTCCTCAATGTTAGTATGGACGGCACAATATTTGCCGTCCACCGTTGCACCCTTTGTACATTGCTTTCCTGTTCGAGGATTGCGTCCTTGACAACGAGGAGTACCCCAGTAAGTCCAATGCTCAGGGTCTTCAATATGCTTAGGATGTGGGTTGTTCTTGGAATACTTAGGCTTCGACTTCTTAGATTCGGAGACCTTCTTCGAAGTCTTAGTCTTCTTGTTTCCCCTGTTAGTCGTCATTATCACCACATTCCCATTATTTAAATATAGACTCCTTATTCATTATCGCTCTTTTTCTTATAGATTACCTTATCAATTTCATTATATTTTCTTATACATTAACGCATTTTCTTGTTTTACCACATTAATGACATCTCTCAAAAATATTTTTATTATTTTCAAGATTCCCAATGAAAGTTGAACAATTCCGAGCGATAATAGTGTTGCAGGGAATTGACAACGACTTCGAAAGGACACTGCAATGACCACCATGACCAACTTTTCCGCTACCGCCGAGCGCATTGGTAAGACTGCTTCTGAGAAGAGGGCCGTTGAAGCTATGGCAAACGCTCTTGGCTCCGTTGAGAACGCCATCGCCGACGGCGACACTCACTACGAGAGTCACTGCTTCATCGACGATGCCGAGCAGTACGCATCCGAGGGTCTCGATTCGCTCGACAAGCGTGCCCTCAACCACATCTCCGACGAGCGCATCAATGAGCTCGTCCACGAGGTAGCCCTCACTTTCGATTACCTCGAAGAGTACAACGAGCCTGCCACTTCACCTGAGGCTAACAACGACAAGGATAACGCCATGACCGCGCCCCAGACTTCCGCATCCATTCCCTTCTCTGCCACTTCCATGTCCTTCGAGGACTTCATCGACGGCATGTATCTGTTCGCTAGCAAGTGGGTGGGCGGTATTGCCTTTGACCGTGTGGCTATCCGCGTTGAGTCTCTCTACAACAACATCACGTTCCGCACGATGGTGTTCGAGTATCGTCAGGCTGTGCTCGCTCGTGATGACCGCAAGAAGCGCATGTTCCGCTCGATGGTGACTGGTGACATTGTATACACCGCTGACGACTGGGATAACGACATCTACTCCTCCAAGGTGAAGGCGTACGGCGACGTGCTCTACGACATGCTCGTTCGCCTCCCCAAGAATGCCGAGAACGAGCGCAAATCTCTCGAGAAGCTCTGCAAGTAGAATCTGTTGGCTGGGTGGGGAGACCTGCCCAGCCTTTTCTAAATATTTTCAAGATTTTCTTGATTCCCGATAATAGTTCAACTATTTAGAGGGATAATAACGTTGTCAGGGAACTACGACCGAAAGGTGGCAACAATGAAGAACTCAGCTCTCAACTGGATCGACGGCGAGGGGTACTGCGGATACCCGACTGCTCGTGTGAATGGCTTTGCGATCGTTATGTGCTGCGATGACGACTACGATCCTGTCATTCAAGTCTTCGATGAGGAGAACGGTCAATCTATGGAATGCGGAGAGATTTACCAGCAGCTGAGCGGATTCGACTCTCCTGATGATATGCAGCTCGCTGCTGATTATCTCGCATACACTCTTTGCCACGTACGCTAACGACCATTTCGACTGGAGGAAGAACCATGGCGCACATTCCTGAGGCAGATCGCGCTCGCATCTACGAGCTCGCAGACGAGTTCGGAGTCCACCCTTCCATCGTCCGCTCGTTGTACGACGTGATGCCGAACGAGCTTTACGATGGCATCGTCACCGCGCTGGAGGATATGACAGACGACCAAGACTACGAGGAGCTGTTCGATGAGTAGGCGCTTTTACCGTTTGACGTTCCACAGGAACGGTAGGCTTTATCTTCTTCAGATTTACGAAAACAAGCTGAACGCTCGAAAAGCCTATCTGAAGCTTCGAACGAACAGAAAGTCTGATTCTAAGCGTCTGGATGAGGTGTTTTGGGACTCGTGTATTGGTCGTTGGCAGTACGTTCAGACGCTGAACCGCACAGACGACAATTCACGTGATTCAAACCAATTCTAACGTGAGCACATAGAAACACCGCAGCACTTGTATGAGTCTGCGGTGTTTCTCTTGTTAAATACGATTCTAAGGCCTCGAAATATTTTCAGAATCAAAGCTCAATCAGTCCACTGGCTCCAGCATCATCAAGTATGAATCTTGCGAGGTGTTTGGCAGCATCTTTGGCGTGAACACCCTTACCTAGGTCACACCAAGGCACGGTCTTCATCTGAGACGCTGTATGCCACACGACTTCACATCCGTTCCGCTCAGCCACTGCAGCACAACCACCAACCAACTCCATAGTCATCGTGGCTTCACGACCCATCGTGACTCCAATGCGAGGAGTGTGCTTCTCGATTACGACCACCTGAATGGATGGACCAGCATTGCGCAGAAACTCTTCCATCCACTTAATGGTCTGGTCGTGAGGCACCATTGAGTATCCGACGTTCACGGCATTCTTGTAGCTCCAGGCACAGCCTGTTGTGCCTCCTGGGTCAAGGGCTAGCACACCCCTATGCGGACGTCTAAGAACACGTTGGAACACGCTCACTCCAGCCGACTCTTTATTCTTGGAGGGCTTTTGCATCAACGACATCTGCATCTTCCTTTGGTTTGAAAGTCCACGATCCTACGCACCCATCGTTTTCGTCGTATGCTTCTATAAGGCGTGGACGTTCTGGACCAATAGCTGTAAACAAAGCTACGACAGCCACTTCACAATTCGATCTATTGAGTGGTCGGAGAAACGTCAAGTTTTGAGTCTCCTGATTTTTATAGACGATCAGCAGCCTAACAGCCTTTTTCTTGTTTTGCTTCTTCCCCATTAGATGTGTCCACCGCCAATCGCAATCAGTATCAGCCCTGAAAAAGTCAAAATGACTCCAGCCTTATACGTATATCCTGGATCACCATTCAGTTTTTCGGAAGAGCAGGCAATAAGAGCGAGAAAACCGATAATCACGAATATCATCCCGCAAACAGATATGACGTTCATTGCTTCTCCTCCTCAGCTATGCGTTCCCACTTACGTTTAGCATAATCCTCGCCAGACATCTCAACGTCAAGCATAATGGCCTCAATAACATCCTCTACTGGCATGCAACGGCTAGCAAGACGAGAGCTCAGGACGACGCACCAGTCTGGTACATTGCTACGCTTCTTGCTCATTCTAATGCGCCTCATTTCGGATACAGATAAGCGCCTCGACCATTTCAGGCTTATTCAGACGAGCGATGTCGTCCTCGTCAAGGTCAATGGCGAGAGCGATGAGCTCACTCTTCTTCATACGCCTGAGCTTGTTATCAGACAAATGGAGAAGGTCGTCCATAGCCACGTCACGAGGAGAAGGTGCCTTGTCCAGGACCTCAGGAATACGCATCTGCTCCTGGAGAGAACCATCGCCTACAGCATACAAAGACCATGCAGCTCCGCATTCATCGCACACCACATCCACACAACGACCAGTAGACGTGATGTTCCCAAAACTCGTCCGAGCATGCTCGCCACTGCCACAGACAGGACATACGCTTTCCGTGACGAGCTTGTATTCCTCGTCAGTCATTTCTCTGAGTCGAATAGTCTTCATTAGCCATCGACCTCGCTTGCATACTCCCCTGTGGAACCATACCCACCACGAGAAGCGCAGCCCATGTCGTCTGTTTCGATCACGTTGATTTCAGGCATCATAGGCTGAATGCGGAACTGGGCTATGCGCGTACCAGCTGGGATGAAGGTGTCTCGAACGGCATATGCCACGAATCCCCATACGTCGTCGTTGCCACAGTACTCGTTCTCGATGATCCCGATGGAATTCGCCATCAGAATACCGTGCTTCAGACAAGTGGACGAGCGAGGAGCGATGATTCCCTCGAAGCCTTCTGGCATCTTGACATTGATACCAAACGGGATGATCTGCACATCACCCTGCTTCATGGAAACGTCCTCGCTGCAAGCCAGATCGATCCAAGCACCATGGTGCTCAAACTTGCTAGCACCATCCATATAACGTACAATTACGTCTTCCATTATCACTCCTTAACGAAAAATGGACGAGCCTCCGAGGAGACTCGTCTGTTAACAGACAGAGAGGTTTACTTGCAGTCCTCGAAATCATCCTTGCGCCACTGAGCCAGCTTCTTCTTGGTCACATCGTCAATCTCGCTGAGCGACAGGAACTGGTCATTGTCGTCAGAGTTGCACTCCTTCAGAGCACTGCGGAGAGCATCATGCATGTCGAGGAGGAGATTAAGCTGGAACTCAGTAGGGATGTCGAAGCCATCCATCAGTCGAGCGATTGCCTCCATGCAGTCGTAGTAGCGACCACGGTCGAGGTTCATAATGTTGTCAATACGGTGCTGCTTGATCTCGTTCTTCGTGATTGATTCCTTTCTATCGATTCCACTTCTTCTGGAGAGGGCACGGACGGTCGAACACAGACTCGAATTTGCAGCGGTGCTCATGCTCACACACAGGCTGCAGATAGTCTGCGAAATCATCGCCCCATACGCGCCTCACTTCCTCTTTCATCTGACGGATTACCTCACGCCATTCGCCCTGTGCCTGGAGACAAAGCCTATCGCCAGCCAGACCGACAAGAGCACGATAATTGGTGCCAATGCCAATGCGAGTAACAACATTCGTAGGCAGAACGCCACGAGCGTCCTGAGTCTCGACACCTGCATCGATGAGCTTATGATATGCACCCTCAACACTCTTCATCGTGTCGTTCCAGAGAGCCTTCTGCTCGTCTGTCTTCACGGACGGACCACAAATCACATCCATGTCTTCGACTTTGGTGAATCGCATTGACTCCTGGGAGTAACTGAACCCGACACGATGGCGGACTGCCTGATGCGTGAATGCACGAGACACTCCATCCACCTGAAACACGAGCGTAATCCACTCGAACACGCCATTAAGCGCAGTCTTCTGCATCTCAGCGAAAATCTCGTCTGCCTCGGCATCAGAGATATCGTCGAGCGAATGACGCATATCTCCTCGCATGTTCAAGACTCCTGCAGCGATCACCTTCTTTGGCTGTGGAGTTGCAGATATGCAACTTACCTTTACCATCTCTCATCCCTTCTGATAAGCTCCTGGAGAGCACACTTACCCTCCAGGAGCATTCCGTTAACTACGAATTCCAGCGCTTGACGATTCCGTCAGTCACATTGTCTGCAATCTGACCGTGACCCTTAGCGTTGGGGTGAGTCTTCTTGTACTCGACAATCGCCTCGGTGCATTCCTTGTAAAATCCAAGGTACGGCATGTCAGACTCAGGATCGTCGGGCGTTTGAGACTCACGATAGAGAACCAGCTCGTCTCCATCGTAGTAACTAAAAACATATCGGCTCATTTTTCACCTCCTGTCGTGTCGTCAGGAGATATTATGCGCCATGATCTGGCTATTTTTCACCAGAATTTTCAATTTGTGGAATATTTTCGCCACCGAGCTGAGAAGGCAGGTTATTCTGGTCATTATCGTCTGGCACTGAATGGGCAATGAGCTGACCGTCTTCAGTCTGATAGGCGAACTCAGTCATAATCCTACCACCGCATGAAGCACACAGAGACAACATTGGTGCAGGACGAGATATAGACACAGGAGTGCTGAGTCCGTTCTTGAGCACTCGCAGCTTCTGGCAACCAGATACTGAATACTTCAGAACGCCAGCACCTTCAGTGAGATCAGCCCCACAGTGAGGACACTCAAGGGGATACACGTTCCTCCGAACGCTATTGATATCATTCATCGTTTTCTCCTCTCACGACGATCAGCTTCTTAGCGAAAAGCGTATCGTCGTTACCGCTGTTTTTGCTTGCTCTACAGAAGAACGAATTTCCGCTCTTCAGCTGATTGCCGTACTCTTCGAGGATGTCTCCTCCGATGTAAACACCGATCACGCCTGTCGAATCGTTGAGCTGAATGACAGCAGACTTCTTACCGTCGTGATTCTTCTTCTTGACAGACGTGATTACACCGCGCACATAAACGGATCCTGACTTACCTTGCAGCGAATCAATATTCGTCCACGGGATTTCCTTGTATCCCGCAATGTTATCGAGGTGAGCCAGAGCCTGATGGTTAACAGGAAGCGGATACCGATTGCGCCACGTCAGATAGTCTTCATCCCATGGGCGATTAGCTGCTCCCAGCAGTCCCAACACCTGAATGGATTCCTGCACACGCTTGTTCACAACACGACGAGTCACGCGATTATACAGATCATCGAAGTCTGCATACGGTCTGTGTTCAAGGATATCGTCTACGGCTTTGTCACCCATGCCCTTGATATGCGTTAGACCGAGCTTAATGGCTTTTACGCCACGTTTGTTCGTGACAATACGGCTTTCACGTCCACTATGATTGATGTCTGGCAAAAACACTTTTACACCATGCTGGATGGCATCTGTAAGTGCAGAACGGAACTTGTCGTCCTCATGCTCGCAGTTCATCAGAGCGCAGTACCACTCGACTGGGTGATAATGCTTGAGCCACATGCACCAGTAGCCAATCTGAGTGTACTGGAATGCATGAGACTTGTTGAATGCATATGAACCAAAGTGCACCATCTCTTGGAACAGATTACGAGCATCGTACTCGCTCATGCCATGGGAAGTGGCACCTTCAAGGAATGCAGGGAGCTCCTTGTTGAACACAGCGACGCCTGGTTGATGCTTAATCATCTCACGCATTCGGTCTACGCCATGAGGATCATAGTTGCCCAGCTGTCCGAAGATGAGCATAATCTGCTCCTGATAAACGAGGACTCCTTCAGTGTCCTTCGTGATTTCGTCATAGATGGGATGAAGAGACGGCACCTCTTCACGACCAGCTCGACGGTCAACGTACTTCTGGAACAAACCAGAACGCATTGCTCCTGGACGGTACAATGCGTTGACAGCCACGAGGTCATCGAACGAATCGACAGGAATTTCCTTGAGCAGTCCAGTCATCCCCTGAGAGTTGAACTGAAATACGCCATTAGTCTTTCCCTCGTGGAAGTCTGCCAGGATTGCAGGATCTGCGTAGTCAAGAGCCAGCAGATCATCACGAGTTATGCCACTCAAGTCGCAGGTCTCTCGAATGATGCTAAGTGTCTTGATGCCGAGGATGTCGAGCTTCAAGAATCCCATAGCCATACACTCATGACCATCGAATACCGAGCACTTAACACCATTGCGAACGTCAAGTGGCATGGCATCTGTGAGCGGGAACGGACTGACCAGAACACCGCTAGCATGCACACCGCGCTGTCGCTTACGATTCAGCAGAAGCTTGCATGCAGGCTCAAAGTCTGGATACTTAGAGCACAGCTGCTTGCCAGGAATCGTGTTCTCAAGAATGTCGGTAACAATAGCGAGAGACGATGCGAGCTTCTGGCTTCCCTTGTCTCCTGGAGTGACGAGGGAAGACGCCTTGTTCACTTCTGCACGAGGAATATCCATGCATCGTGCAAGGTCTTGCATCACCATCTTCTCCCCGAGATTGCCGTACATCCCCATCGAGGCGACGTTCGCTTCACCATACTTTTCGATGAGATAATCCTTGATTTCCTGCCGACGCGAATCCTCGAAGTCCAAGTCGATGTCTGGCGGCTCCTCACGTCCTGGTGCGAGGAATCGCTCGAACATAAGGTCGTGAGCGACTGGGTCAGGGTCTGTAATTCGGAGAGCAGCGCAGACAAGGCTTCCACCAGCTGATCCACGACCTGGACCATAGAAGATGCCACTTCTTCGAACGAATTCAAGCATGTCGTCAATGAGGAGAAAGTATCGGACGAATCCCTGCTCATGAATGTAGTTGAGCTCGTATTCGAGCCGTTCGATATATCTTGAGTCATCGCGCTTCCCGTCCCACTTTGGCTGAGCCATTCCAGCATACGTAAGCTCACGCAGTTTCTCATATTCCTCGTCATCAGACAGACCAGGATACGGCTGAGGGGTGAGCGACTTCCACTGTGGCATCTGGATGTCAACCATATCGCATACCTGCACCGTGCCGTCAAGCGCACGACCAATGTCCATCTGTGTGAGATATGGATGATTCGCTAGAAGCAGACCACCCATCTCGTTGCGAGTCATAGGGTGGAAGCAGTTGTCATCGAATTCCCACACCTTACCTTTTGAACCAGTACCGAGGTAATACTTGTGGTACTGCTGCCAGTCTCGGAGGTAATGCGAGTCTGGAGTGGCGACCAGAGGCAGTCCAAGCGTATTCGCGACTCTGATGGCAGTCATGTTGATAGGAGTCTGCTTGTCAATTTTCGTCGGCATGATCTCCATGAAGAAGCGACCGTCGAAAATCTCTGCCATCTGCATACCAAGCTTGAGAGGGTCTTTCGACTTCCCGAACATCGTGTCCATGCAACCAGACAAGCAGATGACGTCCTCGCTGCACTCCTTAAGCCAGCTGGGCTGAATGCGAGGACGATTGTAGAAGCCGTCCGTCCAACCCTTGGTAGACAATCTGAAAAGGTTCTGGCAACCCTTCCAGCTCTTTGCAAGCAGTGTTACATGACTTCTGCGCTCTCCCTTGACGTGTTTGCTTGCATCGGGGACAATGTAAGCTTCGATGCCAACAATACCCTTAATTCCAGCCTTAGAAGCCGCCTTAAGCAGAGCATATCCAGATCCCATAGCGCCGTGATCCGTGATTGCGATTCCAGACTGACCGTGCTCGACGACCCAATTGACATAATCGTCCACACGAGGCATGCCGTCTAGCAGAGAGAACTCACTGTGACAGTGGAGGTTCACGAAATCGTCTTTCATAACAGGTTCATCTCCTTCAAGTCTTTCACGATAGCCTTACAAATATTGCTTGCAGACGTCTTACTCTGATGAAGCGTCAACACGGGAACGCCAGCATGAGCAAAGCACTCAGACGCTGCGAGCATACGGTGCTTCTGGTAGACAAGATCGTCGTATTCCCAACCGACCTTACGCACATCTGGGTCTCGCTCCATGCAAGTGTCGACGTCTGTGTCCAGCATTACGATGACAGGCTTGACTTCCTTAATAACCTGTGCAAGGTACTCAAGGTTTGGATCTGCACGCTGTTGATAAGCCCAGCAGGAAAGCGTAGTCCTGTCGAGGATTGCGTCTGCTCCAGCTAGGTCGAGAGCCTGAATCGCTACCGCTGCGACCTTCCACGAATCTCGATCAAAATTCGGAGTTGAGTAATGAAAATTCCCGTGATAATACTCGTACGGCTCAAGCATATCCTTGTTCAAATCGAGGACGGGAAAACCCAGCTCCTCGCTCAGACGAGCTGCGAGCGTAGACTTGCCTGCGCCATCAATACCTTCGATAGAGATAATCATCGTTCATCCTTCCACGGTTCATTCATTCCAATAAAGTGACATGCTGCATCATACAAAGTACGAAAACGATGCACAAACGGTGCGCCAGTCCTGTTGTACGGACGATCGACAATGTAGCATTGAACAGTCTGTTTACCTGCGAATTTGACCAGATTCTTAGGATCGTCGTCGAATATCGCCAGCACGTCATCCGCACTGTAATGATCGTGAACGTAGTCGAACTTCTCCTTCGTAAACACGAGTTCACTGTACTGCAGGTCATGCTGCTTAAGCCAGTATTCTGTGTCTTCACGAATATTGTCGTACTTGTCAGCAGGACGACTGGAGATAATGACCACATCATACCACTGGGACAAACGCCTCAATGCGCCATGTGTGCCTGGAATCATGGTCATGTTGCGTTTATGACCTTCCACGCGCCACCGACGCTTAAGCTCAGCGTAGTCTGCATCATCAAGACACAGAATCTCGTTCAGATGGAGCGATGTCAGGTCGTTCGGAGACGGACTGAGCTGACCGTTGGTAGCCCATCGCAGGAAGTCTCCTCCGTAGTCTGCCATCACATTGTCAAGGTCAACAAAGACCTTCTTTCGGTTCTGATTCTTCACAGATGGTGCCCCCAATCCGCTTATGTAGCCGTACTCATCGATCAGTCCTCTGTACCAATCGATGAAGTGATGAACGTCTTTACCGTGACCGATGTAAATGGACGTGCTTGGAAATTCGTCCATGATGACCAGAAAGCCATGGTCGCCTTCAGAGTCAGGCTTCGACATTTTCAGCGAATAGCCTTTGTAGCAATCTACAATCGCGTATCCGTTCATCACTTGCCCAAACCCATCTTCTCAAGACGAGACATCGTATCATAGTATGCCATGTGAGCCATATATGTCGAGTCCCATTTTCCGTACCTACCGAGGAGAAGAACGTTCTGCTGGTAGTTGTAGAACTTTGCCTTACCGTCTACCTTAATGACCTTATGAGCACCTTCGACAGGTCTCAGATACTCTGTCTGCTCAACGCCATCGACCCTGCTGTAACGTGTCCAAGGGGCATCGATATCAACATTGTAGACAATGATGTTGTCTGGAGTAGAAGCCCAACCTTCGTGATTCGGATATGGACTACAGTCAGACACGTACATCTCGCGATACAAGCATTGAGACTTCGAGTGAGGATAAATTTTGTTCAGAGGAGCAGTGTTGATTACGAGGTCGAACTTGCGAGACAAACCTCGCATGTCGTCAGGCAGCACTTCATCTTCTGTGATTCGTAGACCCTGAAGCATGCTCCATGCGTCCATCCAGTTGTATGCCGTGACAGTCTTCACAGAGCGATGGATGGAATTATTCGTCCGAGAGGCTCCTGTCTTAATAGCATACAGCTCAGCCATAGCCCTCTGGTCTGCCTTGTTCCAACGCATGAACTTGTCACCATAGCCCACGAATGCAGTCTCGATCTCGATGGGCTTCAACGGGAGTCCACAATTGTCGTGAAGATAGCGGACACCATGACCTGGATTCGGCTTAGTGGCAGATAGAATGGTCGGCATAATGCCTTTGTCCATACAAGCCTTTGCTGCGAGCAGACCTGTCATGCCTGCACCGATGATTGCCACACTCATTGATTCCTCATTTCTTCCAGCAATTTAATGAACATCGGCGTCTTTCGAAGCGTACCACGGCTCAGCCTTACGAGGCGGTGACTTGAGAGATATCGTGTGATATTCGCTGAGTCCTCCCTCGTCATACCGCAGAAGTCTTCGATATCTTGCCTCTTGAACTCGTCGTACGATGACAGGAACTGGAACACAAGAGGCTCATCTTCCAGCCACTTAATCACATCATCTCGAGAAGCTCCAAGCGGTTCATTCTCCTTGGCACGAGCCTCGCTGAACTGCTTGTATCGGAACGAGGACTTCTTGTAGCACTCATCAACAAACTGTGCAGCAGCTTCGACATGCTCCTTCTTCACAAGCAGTCGATTTCCGTCATCCGTTGAGAACAAACGAGCTGCCCACGCCGCTGCCATTCGAGCCAGCTTAACACGGAAATCTGCGCTCTCGACGAGAGGAATCTCTGAAGTGTACCCCTCGCCCATCTTAACAGACAACTCGTAAATAAGCTTGCGAGCCTGCTTGGAGAACAAAACGTCTTCAGGTCGACGAGACCATACCCACATAATCAGATTGTGACACAGCTCACTTGTGTACACATGCGGCACTTCTTCAGTGGTATTGCTGTTGATTACCTTTGAATCAACATCCTCGCTTGCAGAAGAAACGACCAGATCAAAGCGGGAAATGTCCTCAGCCTTACCAATTAGCTGAGGTATAAACTCGACAGGATATGTCCTGCTGGAAACGTTATCTCCGTATCTAGGGTTGGAAATCCAAATAAGGCGCGTACGTGCAAGCGCACGCTCAGTCTGGATTTTCGTGATCTCTGCGACACCACTGGAACGAATGCCAGACATGTTCGCAATCTCGTCCTGAGTGAGACCGGACGCCTCATCGATAACGACCAGTCGACGATCGTTCAGAGGAATCTTTCCCCATGTGATTTGCCAACGTTTGTTGACCTGTTGCAGACCACCGACAAGTCCAGCATACGAGGATGCCTCACCAGTGACGAACTCTCCGAGTCTGTAGTGTCGCATGAGCTGCTGGACAGTCTCGGTCTTTCCCGTACGAGTGTCCCCGAACAGGAGAACTTCAAGCCATCCGCGCTTCAAAGGCTTGCCATCAAAATCGAAGCGCAGCAGAGAATGGTATGCCAAATCGACAGCTATATGGACATCGTTCCTGCCATAAATCGACGTCACATTCGTAGACAAATCATGAATGATTTCGTCCATTTTCTGTCGGACAGTCTGACCATCTGCAGGCTGGAAGATACTGAGCTCGTTTTTCAAGTCGTCGGACATCTCGAACGAGCTGATGTCGTCCTCGCTCCACTCCTTGTCGTAGAACAAATGAGTTGCATGCTGCGTGGAAGAGTCTGGCACGGTTATACCAGTGAACACGTAGCTCTTACCAGCTTGAATACCGTGGTCTACAATGCTGACGTGGCGAGTCACGTAGCTCTGATTCTCGTCGTTCCAACTAAGCTCAGGGATAAGGACAAGATCTTCAATGTTGACATTGTCAATCACGTCCAGATCTACGGTGCAGTCACCGAGCGCACCTGCAAATTCTTTCATTTTCGTACGCTGAACAGAATCGCTAAGACCTCGAAGCTTCATGAGGTTCGGAGAGTCTTTCGGGATGTTCACTTCCAGCGTGCCACCTGCTATACCGATAGGACAGACAGTACACTTCTTCTTGTTCGCTGAGGCACAGCGGACTACGTATCTGTCTGGAACGATATACGGCTCAAGATCTTTGCCAGCAACAACTGCTGCAGTGCGAATACGCTTACCAGCATACTTTGCAAGGGAAGCCTCATGAAGAGGGACATCGTATATTTCGTTGTCGTCCTCGCCACGAAGAGTGTTGCGAGGAACTGTTTTATCGATAAGGTGCTGGAAGTCATCGCGAGTTGCACCATAGCCGATCACCCAGTCCGTCACATCTCCGTTAGACGGTTCAGAGATAGGTAGGTTCAATATACGAACGGATGAAGCGATATGCTCAAGGTTGTTCGCCACATTGACCATGCCGTTCTGACCAGCCTTGTCAATGTCGTAGCAAATGTTCACCTCACGACTGTGGAACAATTGATTCCACTCAGGCTTCCAGTTACCAGCACCACTAGTTGACGTGACTGCATTGAAGCCTAACTGATGCATGAGGATGCAGTCCATCTCACCTTCACATAGGAAGATTGGATCATCGCTCCACATCGATGGATCTGGGAAAAGAGTGACGCCACCACGACCGCGCTCCCAGCTGATCACCTTAGAGGAATCACGCTTAGCCCAGTCGTACTGACGAATGTTATAGCAGCCTTCTTCATTGAACAGCGGGATAGTAATTCTACCATTATGGTAACCGAGTCTAAACTGACGAATAGTGTCGTCAGTGAATCCACGCTTGTTGTGAAGAAAATCTAGCACAGCCGAATTGCACCAGAGATTGTCTACCAAACCATCAATCACGATATCGGAGATCGGCGGGAGCTTCTTCTTTGGTCGCTTTGTGATTAGTTTGGGCTTCTTAGGCGATTCATCGCCGACTAGCTCAATTTCTACATCACCGACGAAACCGTGGTCGCTAAGCCACTTACAAGCTCCCTTAAAATCTGTATCCTCATAAAGCTGAACGAATGTGTAGATATCTCCCTTGAGACCACATCCGAAACAAGTCCACAGACCCGTGTTAAGATTGATAGACATCGACTCGACACTATCGTTATGCCAAGGACACCTGACAGCAACTTCACCGCTGCTGTCAGGTGTCAGCTGCTGCCCAAATGCGTATTCAAAGTAGTCCTTGATGGACATATTCTGGGCAGACATTTCACATCCTATTCGAAGTCAAAATCATCATCGTCGTCATCGTCTGCGACATCAGTCACAGGCAGAGGCTCCTCCTTGGGAGCTGGAGTAGGAGTCTCGTCGAACGGAGGCTGCTCCTCGTCCTCTTCCTTCGCGTTCTTAGGAGCCTTATCAGCCTTCTTAGCCGACTTCTTAGGAGTAGGCTTAGAAGTGGGCTTCGGAGCATCAGGCACCTGAATCTTCGGCTTAGAGACACCATTCGTAGGAGCGAAACCCTTGATGACATTGCGCATCTGGTCGGTAGTGCCGTCTCGATCGTTCGCGTACTCATCAGGCTCGAGACCGACAGTCAGAATAAGCTCCTTGCCGAGCAGGTCATTCGGATTCAACTGGAGACGACCCTTAGGCACGTCAATACCGCATGCCTTGAGCACCTGGACAAGACGCCACTTGGCACTGTCGCTGAGAGAGGTGTTGTCCCACAGACGACGACCAGCAAACGGCTCACCTTCACAAATCTGGAAGCACCACTTCAGATAAGGCTTACCAGAATTCTTGCCGACCTCACGAGAAATCTCGAACACGGTAGCACGATAGCGACCAGAGTCAATCGGGTTGAAACCAGAACCCTCGTCCTCGTTACCAGTGAACTCACCCAAATCAAGCAAATCGACAGCCATTGCTTACTCCTTTCCGAAAATCATGTCGTAAACCTCAGGGAACGTGGGATTGTCGATGACAGTACCGAGCATGCCAGAACGGTCTTTGGCGTAGTAGGCTCCGACAGGCTGAACCAGCATACGGCGCATAGGCTCGACTCCGTCATCGGTCTCGACATTGTCGACGTAAAGATAACCAACGATATCGACGTATCCGCAGACGTCTGCTGCAAGCTTGGAACTCATCTTTGGCATGGTCTTAACGGCGCCAGTGACCTCGTTCTTCTCATCCATGGCGAGTGCCGTGAGAATGACGTTCATGTCAAGGTCACGAGCCATGCGAATGAAGCGACGCATGCGCTCAGTGTTGTATCCCCAGTCTCCAACGGTGAGACCATCACCGTAGGGACGCTTCACCTCAGGATGGCTCTCGACGATATAGTCCATGAGCTTCTTCTGGAGCTCAGTGACAGAATCGATTACGAGCGTATTTGCCTTACCGCCACCCTTCTCGTGGAGAGTGCGGATGAAGTCCTCAATCTCATCAAAGGTCTCGAACTTCTTCTTGACTACCTTCTTGGACTTGATGCGCGACTGGACAGAAAGGGAACCTCCCTCAACGTCCACGAAAATAGTCTTGTCGTCAGAGCAGCTGAACACGGTCTTACCGACGCCAGGGTCACCGTAAACGAGCATCTTAATGGTGTCCTTAGCCATTCTTAATCACCTTCTCAATCTTGTTGTCAGGGTTCTTGTTGGACTCCGACTCCTGCTTCACGTGGAAGCCTTCAACGCCTGCGAGCTCATGGAGATCCGCCTCATTCAGACGACCCTCCATCTCAGCGATGCAGATCGGACGGTACTCGCAGTCCCAGGAGCAGTCTCGAGTGGGATTGCAGTAGAAGCCATAACGGTCCGCATGCTTCATCGCCATGTACTGATTGTACAGCTGACGACCACACTCTTCAACTTCACGCTCGTTGCGATAGACAGCCTCACGATAGTGGTAGGGAGCTTTGGTGCGAGCGGAATACGGATCGCACTTCCTGAGGATGTTGTAGTACACGCCACAAACATCATAGCCCATCTGACGGAGAGCCCAGATATACTGAGTCACCTGGGTATCGGTAATGAGGTGCTTGGTGTCGAGCGTCTTTGCCGTCTTATGCTCAAGAATATACAGACGACCCTCACGCTCGACGATTGCGTCGACGTATCCGATGAACGTACACCAGCTGAACTTTCCCTTAGGATTCGGGACACGAACCTCGACCTTCAGTTCGCTAGCGACTGGAGTGAAATCGTCGTTGGGGGCGACCTCTTCGAAGTAGTACTTGAGCATCTGACGACCCATGAACGAATCCTTGTCAAAACGCTCAGAATCACCACCTGCGGAGAGAACCTCCGTAGCCGCCTCAGCGACCTTGTTGTCGTACATTGCCATAGCCATAGAAGCACGAACGTTAACGTCCTTGTCGTTGTTCTCGAGAGAGTAGAACTCTGCGAGGGACTCGTGGACAAGCGAGCCCAGCATCAGTGCGGGAGCCTTGTCGTTCGCGGTCAGCTGGTCGACGTAACGATACTCGTACTTACGAGGGCAACGCCTGAAGCAAGCGAGACGACTGTTGCTTACGGTAATCACTGATTTTACCTCCTTCTTCTCAAATTAAGGTGAGCAATACAATTGGGTTATATAACCCTCAAATTAGATATTAAGTTTTATTCATGATCACCTCTCCCTGTCTGTCGTCATTGTTCCAATATTATCCTCCATTTTCAGAGGAAAATATGCAGAAATTTAAAAATTTATTGATTCGTAGCAAGAACTGCGCTTTTGATGTTCGAGATGACGGTATCCACGGTCACTTCCTTATCGTTGATATAGGCTTCGATGGTCTCGTCAACGGTGTCTGCAGTGATGAGCTTGTAGATGTCTGCACCATGGATATCGTTCATACGAGCGTAAATCCTGTCCTCAGCCTGAGCATTGTCATCGGGCGTCCATGCTCGGTCTGTAAAAATCATCTTGCTGGCAGCTGTGAGCGTCAATCCTGTTCCAGCTGCACCGATGGTGGCAATGAACACTTTCACCTTCGGATTGTTCTGGAATAGCTTCACAGCTAACTCACGTTGCTGTTTTGGAGTTTCGCCTGTGTATGTGACGCATCCGTACTTACGGAGCGTTCGCTCAACGGAGACCACCACTCTAGCCCAGTTGCTGAAAATGACGACTTTCTCGTCTTGCTCAACACATATCTCCTGGACCATAGCTTCAAGAGTCTGGATCTTTCCGCTTGGTATAACCGTAGAGAATGCAGTCTCCGTCAAGCAATTGGCATCCGTGGCAATCTGTCTGAGACGCATGAGCCTACTGACTTCAGCAGGAGCGGTCACGAACACATTGTTCTCAACCTCAGCCACATACTCATTAAGCATCTGGGTGTAGATTTTGGACTGCTTGTCGCTCATGCCACACTTTATGGTGTGGATACGCTTTGGAGGTAGGTCGTGGATCACGTCGCATTTCCGTCTGCGAATCATGTATTGGCTGAGCTCACGAGACAACAGATCGAGGTTCTGGTAGCCAGACGCCTTCTTGCCAAAGTACGTCTGCTCGTAGATGACGTACGTAGGTATCCAACGCCAGAACGAGCTGTACTTCTTTTTGTCAATGAAGTGTAGCAATGCCCATACGTCTGCAGGATTCTCTCGCATGGGTGTGCCAGTCAACAGATACAGCTCACGACTGCGATACGACAACTTGTTGACTATGCCGTAGTTCGTGGCGTTGCCAGCTTTGGTTCGAGCCTTGTGAGACTTGCACCTGTGCGCCTCATCAACAATTAGAACATCCCATTTGCGGTCGCACAGAACCTTGGCATTGCGCTCAAGCCGAGCCGCCTCGTAGTGGATGATGGTCCAACGGGACGTTCCAATCACTTGTTTTCCATCGTAGACTTCAATATCCTGACCTTGCCCCAGTAGGTCACATATCTCAGCTCTCCAGTTGTTCTGAAGCCCATTCAGGGTGATTATCAAGATATGTTGGTTGGTCTTCTGGGCTGCAGCGGCTATTGCCTGTATGGTTTTCCCCAGACCCATGTCGTCTGCGAGGATGCCTCGCTTGAGTTTACGGAGACCTTTGGCTCCTGCTTTCTGATATGGAAGGAGTGTCTTCCCCATGCTAGACCTCCTTCACCCAAACAGCGTACATCGTGTTTCCACCTGCGAAGAAACTATTGATATCCTCAGAGAATTCAATGGTGTTAACCGTATTGACATGAACTTGATTCGACACTACCGTAGCTTCAATAGAAGAACCGTGCTTAGCGTCAATTCCACACCAGATTGAGACCTTCGTACCGATAGGGAACTCATTTGTGGCGCACGTGTTTTGCTCAGTGAGGGACGTATGGCAGAATCCGTTCATTTTTGCGTATCCGTCTGGTGCAGCTGGGGTATCGTAAACGGTCTCTACTCTGTTTGTTAGCTGAGCTCCGTATGGGTGTGACTGCTGGTACGGGAAGATCTGATTCCAAATCCACATTACGAGAATCGATGCTGTGATTGCCAGGCAGATTTTCTTGAGAATGTTTTTCATGATAGATCCTTACTGGGGAATAACTGACCCAGTACCGAGGGAGTACTGGGTCGGTAAAATATGTCAGTTCAGGTCGAGGGTGAAGTCCGCAGCCTTCGAGACGATACGATTGAACTCGACAACATAGGTGACTTTACCAGTGTACTTGTTATTCTTGCGGACAATACGCTTGATGTCCTCGACCTTGGTACGCTTGTAGCCACGGTGAGCGCGAACTTTCTCGATGACCTTCTCGGGAGCGATGACGCTCTTGGTGTCGTCGTCCATGCTGTTGATAGAACGAGTGCAGCTGAGTTCCTCTGCAGCTTTAAAAGCCTCAGCGTCATCTGTGTAGACAAAGCCGTTACGATTCCTCATGCGATACCAAACGTGAGACTCGACAACCTCGCCGTCTTTGTTCCAAAGAGTTCTGGAGCTGTCGTCAGCAAAGTCCTGCTTGTACTTAAGGACTTCAAGAACTTCGATGTCGTTCCAGTCCTCAAATATATGGAAAACGCGAACACGGTAGGTGATGCCGTCCTTGGTGAGGTCTGACTTGAAATCGTCACCCTGAGAACCTGCCATTGTGCCGAAATTGAAGACGAAACCGTTTGCGATGAGCTCGTTGACCTTGGCAGTGGCGATAGCGGCGATATCGTTCATGTTCTTGACGTCCTTCATTGTTGACTCCCTGTCGTAGTTGTCGAACTTCCTGACGACGTTATTATCGCTCAAGATTGTTCAACTTCTATCGAGAATTCGAAAAATATTGAAAATATTTTTACATGAGGTCGTCCCACCCATCGAAATTGATGTCTCGCTTGTCTATCTCTCGGAGGATGTTTGGATCAATATCTATGCCACCAGACTTCTTCTTGTGTGATACGCCTTCGACATCAAACGCCATAGAGATTTTTGATATCTCGCTTTTCACGTACGATTCGAATCCTAAGTCATCATTGAGTTTGTGCTCTGTCAGGAAAAGATCATATGATTCCGATGCAGACAAATCGTCTCTTATGCGATTTGTCCAAGTCGACATGGCTTCTGCTGGTCGGTAGCTTCCAACTTCTTGAATGAATTGGACAGCATACCTTCGGATTTCATCGTCCACTTTCAGCCACGACATTGCAAACATCTTGAGCGTAGCGTCGTCTCCGTCGACATACTTCCATATGCCACAGCCACGACCCTTAATCAAGCGACCTTCACTCACCAGTTTATTGATTATTTGAAGCGCTGTTTGTGGAGTGACATTCGTGAATTTCACAATCCCTGTGACAGACACAGTATCTGCATAAGCAGAGAGGTACCCTTCAAGCATAGGGTACTCTGTCTTCAAAGCTTCGAAAGTATTTCCAGACAATTCCTCGATGTCTGCGTTCTTCCATCCAGTGCGAGCACAATCAATCATAAACTTGTTAACAGATACTCCATTTTTGTCTGCTGCAGCGGCTATCTTCTTCCAGACGCTGCCGTTTGCTTTGATGGCGATGCTGTACCTGCCATTGTCCTTCATCTCGTGGATTTCCATATTATTCCTTTCTGTCGGAATCGTACAACATTCATATTATCGCTCTGTTTTCACGCAATCTCATTGAGAATCACGTATTTTCTTCTAAGGATAGAGATATTCTCTCTCTCTCTCTAGGTTAACGTCAATCAATTTTTCAAAAGGTGAAAACCGATTGAGTGCTTCCAATCGCCCACGTGATTTTCTCTATAATAGATCATACCTAAAAGAACACTAGACTCGAAGGGGGAGAGAGGAAGAGAGAATATCTCTCTCCTCAGGTAAAAATACGTGATTCAGAATAGAAAAAGAAAACCTCTCAGGCACGGCAAACACCTGAGAGGTACACAACCGCATATGCGGGATGTGTTATTAGGCTTCGGACTTTTTGCGAGCTTTAAGTTGTCCAGACTCTGCAGCGTAAAATTCCAGGTCTCCAGTGATCATCTTTCCATCTTTGTCAATGACGTAATTTTCGCCATTGACATTAATCATGGAGTCTTTTACCATTGCACCAGAACCGTCAAGGTAGTACCAAGACCCTTCATACATGAGCCAACCAGTAGCCATTGCACCTGAATCGTCAAGGTAGTAACGATTACCGTCAACATCGATCCACCCTGTCGCCATAGCACCAGAATCGTCTAGGTAATACCATTTTCCATCAACACTAACCCAACCAGTCGCCATGGCTCCAGAATCCGTAAGATAATACCATTTATCGTTGTCTAGAATCCAGCCAGTCTGCATCCAGCCTTCAGAATCAAAGTGGTACCACTTGCCATCGATCGGTTCCCATCCGTTTGTCGTATAAGAACCATCTGAATGGCGATACCACCATTTATCGTCTTGATTCACCCAGCCTGCACGTTCGGTCTGCGTCCCAGTCATTACATCGTACCAATACTGAGCGCGCTTCATGTATTTGTCATGGTACGATGTCCCCTCCCTAAGAGGTCCAGGGCAACTGGTGGAGCTGAAGTGGCAGTGAGGAAACACGTTGACCATCCACTCTGGACGACCAAGACCGTAGTACTTGCAGATTGCAGCGCACAGATGCGCACCATTTTCGATGCAAGCATCCGTCATGGAATTACCCTGATTCGCATGCTCAATACCGATGGACTTTTGATTCGCACCAAAGTCTCCAGCGTGCCATGCTGTATCGCCATCCCAGACGAGCTGACCAATTCGTCCAGACGATTCTACCTGATAATGGGCAGAAGCCTCACGAGTCTGCCATACGCTATAGCATCCTTCTACGGTAAGGTCTCCGTAATTGTAGTGAATGACAACAAACTGGATCTTATTGCCGCCACGACCTTTGGTGAAGTGTTTCGTGAGAATCTTGTTCACGTCTGCATTTAGATTAGAAAAATCCATTACTCGTTCACCTCACCAGAACGCTTGACGTTCCCCTTGAGATAATCTCGTGCGAGAGCAGACTCACTATCAGATGTACCGCTGGTGGTCGGATCGGTAATGCAAGCCCACAGGCTCACAATCATGGAGACCACCACAACGGGATTCTGTAGCCCAGAGATAATGGTCTCACCGAGCTTGACCCAACTGGTCATATCCTCCCACTGGGCACCAACGCCAACGATGAGAGGAAGTACGAGGGCGCACATTACCTGTGCCCAGAAGACGGGATTCTTCAATCGAACTCCCCAGTTGATGTTCAACATTTTTCCTCCTAACAGATCTTTTCTTTTATCTCGTCGATGCGTTTCCACATCGTAGATCGATCCTCTTCCAACTTTATGAGCCGTCGCTCATGGTCAGACATCATGTTCTTTGTTTGACGCAATTCAGCTTTGATGTCGGCGACGTCGCTACGCATCTCCTTGAGATTCTCATCAATGCGGACAATGCGTTCACGCTCGTCGCCGACACTTTTGGTTTTGCCTGAAAAAATGGCGTACAAGACTCCTGCAAATGAGGCTATTCCAAAAAGCAGATAGAATGCGTCGCGTAGCGGGATGTTAGAATCTAGCACGCCATCTCCCATCTGATCTACTTGTACGAGTCGACAAGCACCTTGACCTCAGCCATGCAGTCCATGGTCTTGGTACGCTGCCAATCGTAGAATTCCTGCAGTTCTGGTGACAGATCTCCGTGCTCAGAACGATAATTCGTCATGATGCGAGTCATCTGGTTGTAGAGCTTTTGATAATGGTCGAGTTCAGTACGAGCTAGAGACGCGTAAACGTCTGCCAGCTCTCTGTCCTCGTCCTTCAAGTGAAGCGCACATTGAGCGTATTCACGAGCACCGTCAAGCTCATCGTCCATTTGTTCGAGCAGCGTAGAAATGCGCTTCATTCTAAGCCACCTTCACAACGATAACGTTTGCTACTCGAACAGACGTAGCATTCGCGCTTTTGAAGTTAAGCGTAGCCGTAGGAGCGTTCTTAGGGACGGTTACAATGGCGTGAAACGCCTGAGAGACATTGTCTCCCACGGTTGCTACCGTATCGAGGGCATGCGCACCAGGAACGGCATTACCGTTGCGGAACATCTGCGTCTCCTGGACGCCAGCGACCGTAGCGGCGTACGTGAAGTTCGCTAGAACCTCGTATACACCACAGCGATTGATAGTGATATTACTTCCATCACAGCTGATGCAGTTGTTGGAGACGGTCGACACGCCAGTCACGTCCGTCTCTTTCAGGTAGAATCGATCTTTTTCCTTGTCCATCAAGAGCGCTTTAGATCCGAGAGGGATCGTACGATTCTTCGCCTCCTCGATTCCGCTAACAAATCTTACGCCTTGGATTACTTGTTGTCCCTGAGCGACCTGAGGCGTCTGAGGTTGCCAGTTTGGTGCAGGAGTCATACCCTGCCAGGGGTACTGATATTGCCCCATCAAATAAGGCTCGAACATACTTTCTCCTTTCTACGAATAATCTTATTATAACGCCTTAAATACATGTTAAATTCCACAATAAGGATAACTTACGGTGAAATTAACAAACTCATTGGCAGATGAGGATCCATTTGTATAGATATACAAGGTTCCCTTTGAGGATCCGTTTTTCTCGTATCCTGCTAGCCATATAGACGCTGTGTTATTAGGAATCGTACCTCCCGTTACAGACAGTGTAGCTGGAAAATACCCTCCCCTTTCAGGACAATATTCTCTAGGGAAGTCGAGAGCCCAGCTCCTGTTGATACCAGAGACCCGACCCGAAAGGAATACTATTCCCGCAAACACACGATATTTTATAGAGCCGAAAGTATGATCATCGTAAAGCGTTTTCCAGTCTTTAAAACGCATAGCTTCGTATACGTCTTGACTTTTTACGGGGCTTCCATTTCCTCCAAAAAGATACTCGTAAGCGTCTAATACCATGATGCCATCTTCATATGTGCCTCCCTCATTTGTGATATAAAGTCCCGGATTAGCTCCCTCTGGCGTTCCTACGCCAGCGATTACACCTACCAACTTTTTGCCGTGGATGGTGATTCCTGCATTTGCGTTATCTACAGAAGATGCTACTGGCTCAATCCATCCTCTTGTGCCATACAGATACACTCTCGAATCGAGACTATCTGTACCGAGGTACGCGGTTTTAGAATTGAATACGATGCTGCCATTTGCTGTCAAAACCGCATCGTTATCTGTCAGCGTAAGGTCTGCAAGGTTGGTACCGACAACAACCCCGCTTCTTCCTTTAAGACCGACCAACTCGCCAAACAATGCCAGAACAGAAGAACTGGAAGACGACACTGTGCCTATCTCGCCGAGCCCTCCGCACATGCGAATAATGGACGTCTGTGAATTTGAACCGAGACCGATTTCATTCGACTTGAAAAATGCAGTCTCAACGTTACCTTGACGGATGTGGAAACCGTTTCCGTCAATTAAGATATTTGGTCCAGTGGTGGCATTATTCGGCTGAGTCGTAACGTGAGCGCCACTGTTGTCTGTCCAGAAGTAGTAACTGATCTTTTCTACTTTGTTTACGGCTTCATTCGCAGTATCGTTCGCCCCATTAATTGCTTGGGCTAGTACGGGTGTGGTGGTCGTGACAGTATTGTTGGTCCACGTCACCTGCGAGCGCGTCCAGATGTATTTCCCCTTAGACCACTTAGGCTGATTCGTACTCCAGGATCCACCACTCTGTGTAGTGCTACTGGTAGACAGATAATACTGCTCTACAACAGCCTTAACGCCGATTCCCGTATCGCCTTTTGAACCAGGAGCACCTTGCGCACCTTGTGGACCTTGTGCACCTTGTGCACCCTGTGGACCTTGAATCAGGCTCCAT